AAGAAGGTGTTGTATGGAGACCAACAGGAATTAAACAGATTAAATTAATAGATAAATTAAATATTTTATGATAATTATATCCATAAAAATCGGCGTTTTAAATGTGCAAAGGTGTAAAAAATATATATTTTTTATTTTATTTATTTTTTATTTTATTTATTTTTCATTTATATTATTATTCCAATATATTTTATTAGGTGTATTATTTATTTATGTACATAAAAAATTGATTTATATATAGGTTTGATAATCAAATAAATATATTATATATTTATAATCAAATAAATATATTAATATATTTATAATTGAATAAATATATAATATATAATTTAATTCGCTGATATAAATTTGATAAACTATTATCATGGATAAATTAATTGCAGCTATTTATGAAAATCCTTTACAATATACTACATTTGTAAACGATGCAAAATCTTCTTATGTATATTCATCGAGCGATATTATAAGGGTATTAGCTTCATCGTTAAATGTCAAACATCGAACTTATATATTAAATGAATTAGTTCTAGTTTCTCCTAGTGTTTTTCCAGAAATATATAATATGAGGTTATCTAAATCAGATAATCTAACCTTATCATTATACAGTCTAAATTTAGACCAGACATATATACCTACGATAAAGATTAATGATTTAGGATGTTTACAATTATTAGCTAATTTACAAAGATTGAGTTTGACTTATCTGGAAATTAATAAACTAAATTTATCTAAAATGGTAAATTTAGAAGAATTATATATTAATAATTTATATCGAATAACATCTCTTGAAGACTTACCTCCTCATATAAAAAAACTTTCACTAAAAGGTTGCAGACTCATCACGAATTGTAATTTTAGAGAATTATCGAAATATTCAATGTTGGAAGAATTAACTTTACATTCAATGAATTTAACAAATCTTGATGATTTGAATATCCCAAATCTAAAATCTCTTATTATTCGAGAATGTTCGTGGATTACACAAGTTGATAATCTAGATAAGATGAAATTATTAGAAACACTCAGTATTACTCATAGTTATAAAATAAAAAATATTAATTTAAGTAATTTACCTAATTTAATTAATTTTGAATTATGGTCGACTTGTTGTGATAGACTTAAATTATGTAATTTACCTAAATTAATTAATTTTAAATCAAACAGTAATTCAGATTTAACTGATATTCAGATTAAAGAGTGTCCGATTTATCAAGCCTCTGCATGATAAATTGAGAATTTCATATTTATAGCATAATATAAATGTCCGATTTATCAAGCCTCTGCATGATAAATTGAGAATTTCATATTATGTCAAAGTTTAATATAAAATGTTATAATTTTTAATTTATTTTAGTTAATTTATCTAATTCTTCTATTTTAGATTTAACACTTTGTAATTTATTTATGATAGTAATTTTATTTGATTTTGTAGTAGACCATCTTTTTTTAATTAAATTGGGATGTTTTTCTATATTAAACCATTCTCTTGAATGTTCTTTATTCGGACCATATTTTTCAGAATAATATACAACAAATTTTGGTAAATCACTTTGTTTGATATCTGCGGGTAGATCTTTTGCTGTTTTTTGTCTTCGCCTTTTATCTTGATTTTGATTTTGTTCAGATTGAGTTGCAAATCTTAAATTATTAAATCTGTTATCTAATTTATTACGATTTATATGGTCGACTGATAAATCTGTATTTGTTGAATTTTTTTTATCATATTTTGAACAAATAATTGTATGTAAATAATGCATAGTATTATTTTTATCTGGATAACATTTAGTTGCAACATATCCAATTATTTTATGAAAATTCCATGAACAAAAACTATCTTTATCTGGATTAATTATTTCTTTATAATCTTCCTTTGCAAACATCGTATATGTTTGATTATTTACATACATCATATAATATTGAATCTTCTCAGCATCTTCGACCAGCCAATGTGGATTTTTTAATGACCCAGTATTACATCCTTGGATAACAAAATGCCCTGGATGCGACGAAAGTATTTTTAATTTATCAGCATTAGGTAATATATATTCTTTTAATGTACTCCATGCACCTTTAATTGCACTATTTTTACTTAAGTGAGAATTTTCTTTGAATAATAATTTATTTAATTTAATATATATTTGTGATCTTTTATCATCGATATTTTTTAATTTAACTATACTCATATTGTGTATTTATATTTGTATATATACATATATTTATATAGTAATTATTATCAATTTTTATTTATATTTCAATAAATAAAAAATTTTAATTAATTAAATCAATAGAATGATTTATATTTTTTGTATAAAAATTGTATAAAATTGCATACAAAATGTAGCATAACGCACTAATTGGCGTACGCGAGCCCTCCCATGCCGCTCATTATTCTAAGAACATTGTATGAGAATGCAAAGATATATACAAGGGTACCAGTAAATACTTTTAACTTGAGTGATTTATTTGCACGAAGAGCATCCGAGTAAGTTACAGCTAATATAGTTGTATCGATACGGGACAAATTGGCAGACCCAGATGGTTGATGTTGTTCGGGGTGAAGAGAGAACGAATATACATTAATACCATCAGCAGGGGTTCTGGTATGATGTTGAGCAGGTTGTACATAGTTAAAATAAGCACCATTTTGAACAGAAAATCTATCATGACCATTAAGTTTGAGTTGAGCAGTTTGAACAAGATTTCCAGTTCCATCAAGTCTTAAACCATAATTGTAAGGTTGGTTGACAATAACATCTCTGACATTTGCAGCACCAGCAACATAGAGATAAGCTCTAGCATCATTTAATTCAACAACGGGGATAGATACATCAGTAAGGGATAGATTGTGAGACACAACCTTTGCTTTACTCATTGGTAAAAGTTTAGGAGTAGCACCAAGTACTGCAGAAACAGCAGTTACACCATTTGCTCCACGAGTTGCATAAGATTCAGTGCTACCATCCCAATTATTAGGACCAGCTGCACCTGCTACATCTAAAGTTACAAGAATATTTTCAATATATGTGCAAAGATATGTTCCATTATTACCAAGAACACTAGTATTCATCCAAAGACCCGATTTATCAGTTCCAGTTTGCGTAAGTTGAGTTCCAGTATTATTAACTAGTACCGTTACAGTATAACCTGCGGGAGTATTCGTTGGTGTAACATATGCAGATGAATTGGCAGCAACAGCGGGTAATACAAGATTTACCCAACCATTTGCAACTAATGCAGCGGGAGGGATAGTTGGGTCAGCAAGTATAAACATACCATCCGCAATATTCTCAGCTGCATAATCAACCGCCGAACCCCATTGAGAATCAGAACCAGAATATGTAAGAAATGAATTATTAGTCCAGGTTCCGAGAACAGGTGCCCATACAATTTCTTTAGTAGGGTGATTAAAATTTAAGGTGTGTTTTTGATTGACCGTTCCAGAAGCTTGAGAAGCGACAAGAGTTTCAGCCCCACCAAATTGAAGTTGTTCAATAAGATATTCGTGACCAACTTGAGCAAATCGTCTACGTTCTTCGCTATCTAAATAAACATAATCAACCATTAAACCAACACTACCTAAATAAAGATTGTTTGTAATGAGAGTATTCGCTCCAGATTGAATTAAGAGATTAGCAACATTTTCTAATTCAATATTAAGACGAACTTCGTGATATTGAAGAGCAATTAGAGGGAGAGCTAAACCAGTATTTCTACAGAACCAAAATTGAAGAGGAATATATAGAGTATATTCGGGTAAAACAATTTGAGGAGTTGTCGCCGAAACAAGTCCTTGAGGAATAACTAATGAAGGAACATCACCAATCATTGCATTGTACCCTCTTTCTTGTTCATTGGTATGGGTAAGTTCATACCAGACATCGAGCCATGTTCCCCAATGTTTATCAATCTGAGAACCTCCGATGGTTAATTCAAGAGTATTAATTAAAGCATGACCAATACGTCTGACCCATGAAACACGAGTATTGTAATAATCATCAGCATAATAGGGACCAACATTTGAATCGGTAATAGCAGGAAGAACTGCTCTTAAATACATACGAGTTGCAAGATCTCCATTACGAAGAACCTGAACAGTTTGTCTTCCACCAAATTTGGGATTATCAATTGGCTGTTCGATACATTCGATCGAGAAGTTAGTATGGCGTCTGTAGACGACTTTAAAATAAGTGATTTGTGGATTACCAGTAAGATAAACATCTTGAGCACCATACGCTACGAGTTGCATTAAACCTCCTCCCATATTAATATAATATATGAAATAGAAAAAAATTTATTTAAAAAAAATATTAAATCTATATTTTATATTTTTATATAATTTTAAAATATTATACTAAATAAAAATATAAATAAGACTTTTGTAAGACTTTTGTATAAGACTGTTGTATAAGACTGTTGTATAAGACTGTTGTATAAGACTGTTGTATAAGACTTTTTATACAGACTTTTATAATACGTTTTTTATGTGAAATATTTAATAAAAATCAAACATTATTTTTTTTTATTTTAATAAATTTATTATTTATTAAAATTTTATATTTTTATTTTTATTGGTATAATCTTTGTTATAATCTGTGGTATAATATTTGTTATAAAATTTTGATAGGAATAATTCGTATAAATATATACAAAAATGTAATAAAGCACACTAATTGGCGTACGCAAGCCCTCCCATGCCGCTCATAATTCTAAGAACGTTGTAAGAGAATGCATAGATATATACGTTGGTGTTGGTATAGACGCTCATCTTAGGAACACCAGTTGCAGCTCTTAAGCTATCTTGGTAAGATACAGCGAGTAAGGTTGTATCGATACGAGATAAATTTGCCGAACCAGATGGTTGATGTTGTTCGGGGTGAAGAGCGAACGAGTATACATTAATACCATCAGCAGGGGTTCTGGTGTGATGTTGAGCAGGTTGGACCGAGTTAAAGTACGAACCATTTTGTACGTAGAAACGATCATGACCATTGAGTTGGAGTTTGGCATTGGCAACAAGGTTTCCAGCACCATCGAGTCTGAGACCATAGTTGTTGGGGAGTTGAACTACGACATCTCTGACAGAGGTAGCCGAAACAAGAGTACAGGCACGGTTATCAGTAACATCACCAGTATTAAGAGGAAGGGATGCATCAGTTAGGGAAAGAGTATGCGATCTAACTTCAACACTTCCAGAGGGGAGAAGAGCAGGTGTTGCACCAGTGACTGTAGTCGCTACACCATCAACAACTGCATTAAAATGAGTAGCATCGGCAACAGTTACAGTTACAACAACACTGTTAATATTCGCCGATAGGTAAGAGTTAGTCGAGGTTCTAAGAACATTGGGGTTAACATATAGGGGGATTGCCGCCGATGTCACACCAGATGGATTTTGAACAACAACTGTAATAGTAAGACCAGGGGTTGCATTTGTCGCAAGGAAAGTTGCAACAGTATTTGCAGCAACAACGGCAGTACCAGTTACAGCTACCCAACCAGTAGTTGCAGGGTCTCCTAAGCAAAACATACCATCAGCAACATTGGTAGCTGCTTCATCAGTGGCAATTTCCCAGGATCTGGCATCATCAAAACCAGTATACGTAAGGAAGGTATTGCCATCGGTCCATGCACCAATTACGGGAGCCCAGACTAATTCTTTAGTGGGGTGGTTAAATTCAAGCTTGTGTTTGACATTGAGGGTGCCGCTGTTAGAAGAGCTAACAAGGGTTTCAGCCCCACCAAATTGAAGTTGTTCAATGAGGTATTCATGACCAACTTGAGCGAATCGTCTACGTTCCTCACTATCTAAATAGATATAATCTACCATTAATCCACACGAACCAAGAGTAATACTGTTGGTGCTGGGTGCAGGACCAGACCAAACAAGGAGTTGAGAAACAGGGTAAAGTTCAATATTAAGACGGACTTCATGGTATTGAAGAGCGATTAAGGGGAGAGCGAGACCAGTATTTCTGCAAAACCAGAATTGAAGGGGAACATAAAGGGTATATTCAGGAAGAATAACTTCGGTAGCAGTACCAGTAACGGCACCGTGTAAGTTAATTAATTCAGGAACATCACCAATCATGGTATTGTAACCCTTTTCTTGTTCATTGGTGTGGGTAAGTTCATACCAGACATCGAGCCAAGTTCCCCAATGTTTGTCAATTTGACTACCACCGATGGTTAATTCAAGAGTATTAACCATGGCATGACCAACACGTCTAACCCAAGCAATACGGGTATTGTAAGCGGTATCTAAATCTGCACCAAATGTGGGGAGTTCATCACCAGTAATCGATGGGAGAACCATACGTAAATACATACGAGTTGCAAGATCTCCATTACGAAGAATTTGAACGGTTTGTCTTCCACCGAATTTGGAACTATCTACGGGTTGTTCGATACATTCGATCGAGAAGTTAGTGTGGCGTCTGTAGACGACTTTAAAATAAGTGATTTGTGGATTACCAGTAAGATAAACATCTTGAGCACCATAAGCTACGAGTTGCATTAAACCTCCTCCCATATTAATATAATATATGAAATAGATTTTTTTTAATTTAAAAAAAATAAATCTATATTAAATTATTTTTTTATATTATATTTTTAATTTAAAAAGTAATCAATATAAAAAAATTAATAAAAATTATATAAAAATTTCATAGTACGTTTTTTATGTGCAAATAAATAAAAATATTTTTTATATATTCATATTGATTTATAGCATTACAAATATAGTTTTAAGCTATATTTTATAACTTAAAACTATTATTTTTTACTTAAGAATAAATGAATAAGTTATTAATTATAAGTGATTGTAAATGGCGACTTCCTTCAAATTCAAACCCTCGAAGGTTAAAATTACAAAAGAACAAAAAACTCTTGATGAGATACATCGAGAAAAAATTAATAAATATGATGAAAATAATTTATTAATTATAAATAAAAAAAATAAACTTGGTTTATTAAAAAAAGAATTATATATATTAAATCAAAATAAATCAAATATTGTAGATGATTTGGAATATAATAAAAAAAAAGCTAAATTTAATGAAAAAATCAAATCCCTAACAAATGATATTGAAAATGAAGATTTAGCAAATGATGAATTAGAATATTTTGAAAAAACTAGAAATATTTTATTAAAATATTATCATACGGATAATAATGCTTATTTAACAAATAATGCTAATTTAACAAATAATGCTTATTTAACAAATAATGCTAATTTAACAAATAATGCTTATTTAACAAATAATGCTAATTTAACAAATAATGCGAATTCAACGACGAATAACGTTAATTTAACGTCTAAAGAATCCATAACAAATTTTGATTTTGTTTCCGAAAATGATAATGATAACGATAATAATAATAATAATAATAATAATAATAATAATAATAATAATAATAATAATAATAATAATAATAATAATAATA